CGCGACCCAGTCCTCCCCAAGCAGAACCTCCTCATTGAGACCTGCGGGTGGCCATCCTGCATATCCGTGCCCGCCCTCCGTCTTGGGGTCGTGGCGGGTGATGACGGGGCCGCCCTCAAGCCACATGAGGGTGCTGCGGTAACTTGATAGAATCTTGAGCTCCTTACCCCAGAGGTCTTCAGGGGTGGACTTGAGGCGCGGGGTTGTGTCCGCATCTAGGCAAGCGCGAATAGCCTCCCACTCCGTGACGTTAGGGGTCGGGCGCAGGTTGCCAATAGTGATGGGGCGGAAGCTCAGAAACTTGACGGCGGTGGCCATTGTTTGTGTTTGGGTGTCTGGGCCGTCTCGGCCCGCGGCCCCACGTGCACAGAACCTGTTTTTATAGGGTGTCGGCCACCGTCTTGTCGTCACGGATTTCCACAAATACCGGCAGGAACAGCGACTTCTTACCCGTCTTTTTGTCCGTTATCAGCGCGTTGTACTTGACGGCCACAATCTTGCCCAAGAACTCCTTGGAGTCGCACGACCGCTCATCGTCATCGAGGCCCGTGCCCACCGCCGACGTCACCTCGCCGTCAGCTGACTCAACCATGAGCGAGCCAATTTTGCCCTTGTATTTGCCGGCACCGGGCACGATCCCAGTGACGCGCAGGTCCGCCTCGAGCTCGGCCTTCATCTTGACCTGGTGCTTTACCCGCTTGTTCTCCCACGGGCCCTTGGGGTCCTTGAGTACCAGACCCTCCTCACCCTCGGACAGCTTCTGCTGATAGAGCTCGTGAGCCGCCTCCATAGAGGCCACGGTGTCGGCGCGCGCCACGGTGATGTGCGTGGTGTCCTTGGCGCCGAGCAACTTCAGACGGTCCTCGTACCCCATGTCGCACCGACCCGTGCGGAAATCCGCGAGAGGGATCACGTCCCAGACGACCGCATGGACCCGCTTGGCGAGCTCGGCGGTGCCCGTGCCCTTCTGGAACTTGGTCAGGAGGCCGTTGCCCGTCTTGCGGTCCGTGAACCACCCCCCGTGACCGGCGACCATGAGCAGCTCACCGTCCAGCACGCAGTCGCGCCGCGCCGCCAGACCCACCACCTCGCCGTCCAGGGCCCCAAAGAGGTCGAGCTCCTTTCCGGCCCGTGTACGATATGACACCTGGCCGTTTTCACAGATGGCGTTGAAGCGCATACCGTCCATCTTGGTCTGGGCCAAGCACGGAAATTTAATTTTTGTTTTTTCGTTCATAGGGCTGACCAGCATGCAAGGGTACGAGAGCTTGAGGTCCGGCCAGATCTTTTCGACCGTCGCGTCGCTCACACCGCACTTGAGGTTGCGGCCTATGACGCGCCGAAGCACCTCCTGGTCGTCCCGCGTCATGCAGCCGAGCAGGAACGCCACGTGGTCACGGGCAGCGTGGCCGCTGAGCATACGCGAGCACAGCTTGGTCTCGAGCTCACGGAGCGCGCACTCGAGCGTCACCCGCTCGGGCGGCTGGATGACGCCCTTGGACGCGTCGGGCTCGGGAATCTTTTTAATATAAAAATTTACGATGGGGTCAAGGGTCAGGCGGAAAGCAGTCTTGAGAAGGGGGTCGTCGGCGTGTTCGCCAAGGATGTCCTCCTTCTCAAGACGGCTGGTGGTGGCCTCGAGGCGCTTGAGGATCGGGAGTACGGAAGCCATGTTTGTGTTTGGTGAAGGGTCCGTGACCCGGCTGACCCCCACGTCCGCACAACGTGTTTTTCATATGAGCCCCCTCTGACTCAGGTACTCACGGATGGTCCTAGGATTTTCCCGAAAAACTTGTTCATAGACTTTTATGAAGTCCGTACCCGATCCGATCAGCGCCAAGTTGTAAATTATGAAAATCAAAAAATTTTTAAAAAAATTAAATTTAGTTTTCCGGAGGAGGACGACCGGCACGACATGGGTCGCCACTATGAAAAACCCGATAGGTCGGAAAAGTGTACCCTCGGCCAACACGAAAAATATACTCCCTATGAGGGTCGCCACACACGACGCCAAGGGTGAGAAGGGCATGAGGCCCGCGAGCCATAGTGCCGCCATGGCCGTCGACCAATAACTATAGATCTTCCATATCGGTACCATCTACTAAACGCGCACTTTTAAAATTTAAATTTTGTTTCTGCAAGTTAGATGACCGAGGAGTATATCCACCAGCCGATGCTCACGTACCTCGGCAACAAGCGTAAACTTCTGGACTTTATAGAGGAGCAGGTACTGAGCGTCAAAAAGAAGCTCAAAAAGGATAAGCTCGTGATGATGGATGGGTTCTCGGGGAGTGGCGTCGTGTCGCGCATGCTATCGACGCACTCGTCCGAGCTCCATTCGAATGATCTGGAGCACTACGCATACATCATAGCCAACTGCTACGTCAAGCAGCCCACCAAAGCCCAACAGGAAAAGATTGCGTCCCACATCGAAAAGATGAACGAACTGGCCGAAAAGGGACCGTACGTCGAGGGTATCATGACCAAGTGGTACGCGCCCAAGAATACCGAGAGCCCCAAGGCTGGTGAGGTCTGTTTTTTCACGCGCGAAAACGCAAAGATAATAGATACGCTACGCAACTACATCGAGAAGGTCGAGGACGACCTGACTGACTGGTGCCTCGGCCCCCTCCTTGTGCAGGCGAGCGTCCACGCCAACACCATGGGGCACCTCGCCGCGTTCTTCAAAGACGACAACAACGTGGGCACGTTTCACAAGACCGAGGCTTCGTATAGACACGCGTCAGACCCCATCCGTCTCGAGTGCCCCATATGGTCCCCAGAGCCTTGCAAGGTGACGTGTCACAACCAGTCAACAAATGATCTGATCAAAAAACTCAAAGACCCCTTCGACCTGATTTATTACGACCCGCCCTATAATCAACACGAGTACAGTCACAAGTACTTTTTGCTAAACGTAATTGTAACTAATAAAAAGGCGAAAAACTGGACTGATGTAACACACATGCCCGAACGGTCCGAGCGCAACCAGTCCGACTACAACAAAGAGGACCCGGCCGTCAAGGCCATGACCGAACTGATCGAGGACTCGCTCAAGATTTCCAAGTACGTCCTAATCTCTTACAACGACGAGGGCATCATAAGCGCGGCCAGGTGGAAAAAGATGCTCGAACCGTACGAGTACAACAAAATAAAAAAGGAGTACAAGCGAATGGTGGATCGCAATGGTGAATCCGGGGCGGTGTACGAGATTCTGTACCTGGTCCGCAAGAGTTAGAGACTCTACTCGTCTTCATTCCAGATGGAAATATTTTTGAAAAATATTTCTACAAAAATTTTTGAAAAGTTGGGACCGGGGTACAGTGAGCGCGTCTACCACAACGCCTTTGAGGTGGAGCTCCGCTTGGCCGGTATCCAGTACGAGACGGAGAAAATCCTTCCCGTGATTTACGAGGGCCACACGGTCGGGAACCTGCGGGCCGACCTGATCCTCGCGGGCCGAACCATCGTGGAGCTCAAGTCCGTCACGAAACTCAAGGATGAGTTTAGGAACCAGGTGCGTAATTACGGGCGGCTCACGGGGCTCGAGTCGGGTTACCTCGTGAACTTCCCGTGCGTCGCGGGCGAGGTTGAGGTCGAGTGCGTCGTGGACCAGACGGCACTCCCTCCATGGCTGCGCTAATTTCTCGTGACAAAGTATGAAGGAAGACACGTGGCACGATAAAGAGGAGGCGTACCTTCGCAAGCTCGAGGAGCAGTGCAACTATATGCACCGGCACTACTCCAAGGAGTTCACGTACTACAACGGCCTCTCGTCCAGGTTTAACATCCCTATCCTCGTCATATCGTCCGTAAACGCTTTGACGGCCATAGCCCTAGGACAGTTCGTCGAACAGACGATGGTCAGTATCCTCAACGCTATCCTGTCGGCTGGAACGGGCGTGCTCGGCTCGATTCAGCTGTACATGAAGTTGAATGAAAAAATGACCAAGGCGCTCAACTCGTCTATTCACGTGAAGCGGATAGCCCTCAAGATATCCAAGGAGCTCAGCATCGACAGAGAACAGCGCGTCACGGAGGGTGTCGCGTTCCTGAACGAGTGCTTCACGGAGTTTAACAACGCCATAGAGACGGGGAACCCGCTTGAAAAGTCGGTCGAGAACTTTTTGGCCTTGGCGCCGCCCCGTATGCCCAAACCGGGCTCGCTCGCGAGCATCGCCGCGTCCCTCATGACGCCCAAGGCGTCCGTCGAGGGCGGGAGCCCGCGGACGTTTGAAATTGCCCGCCCGCGCCCGGGCACCCTGTGGGGCCGTCTGCGCCACGACGCCCTCGATCACCCGTCGGTCGAGAGTTCGACTCCGCCCAACGAGGAGGTTTAGCGTCCTCCACGCAGTCTCAACACAAGGTGCAAAGTCGACTCCTTTTGCACGTTATAATCGGCCAGGGTCCTGTCATCCTCCAACTGCTTGCCTGCAAAGATCAGGCGTTGCTGGTCGGGCGGGATGCCCTCCTTGTCGGAAATCTTAGCCTTCACCGCCGCGACCGTATCGCTTGATTCGATCTCGAGGGTGATCGTCTTGCCAGTCAGGGTCTTCACGAAGATCTGCATTTATTAGTCCGCGTGCTTTTTCTCTAATAGACGGAGTAGTTGTCCTGGATCAGCGGGACCGCGCAGTTGGTGTAGCGGCGCGATATCGCCTTGAACTCGCTGTTCACGTGGTCACGGAGACGCCGAAACTCCTCACAGACCGTCTCGGGAGTGCGGTGCGTCGTGAAAGCCTGAAGGAGGTCGATCGTCACCGTCTGGTACATCTCGAGAACCTGGCGGATGTCCGTCTTCTTCTGGCGAGCCTTTTCGCGCTGCTGCAGCTTCTTTTTGAAAACCTCGTCGGTGAAATCGCCAATCATAAACTTGATACGGATGTCCCGGTTGTCCTCGATGGCGTTGGTCGCGTACCGGTTCATGACTATGTGCTGGATATGACCGTGCATGCGGTGAACCGTCGCGACGGTGGCAGAGGCCGGCAGACGCGCCATCTGCTGCCATGACGGCAGCCCGCCACACGGCGCGTCACCCGGCTCGCGGGCCAGGGTTCCACGGGCTCTCATGTAGTCGTAGTAGTGAGGGTTGTGCACGTGGTGCGTTTCTATGGTGCCCCGGCGCCAACTGAACGCCGTGTGACACTGCGTGCACCACATCTGGTCGCACCCG